GGTTGGGCTTGTCAAACACTAATTTTTTTTAAATTAATACTTGACAGAGTGCGCTTTCGCGTGTATAATAATTTTGTTGTGATTTAAGGATTACTCTAATGTTTATCTGATGAATCAAAGTCTTTTAGAACTTGCATATAATCTTTAGAATCTTCTGCCTGTTCTCTTCTTTCAGCCATCACTTCGTCAAAAGATCGGAAATTAGTCTCTCCACTTTTTGACTCAATTAGTTGATTATAGAAATCCACAATTTCTTGTTTGCATGATGTAACAATTAGAACATCTTTTTTAGCAATAGAAAAATCTTTTTCGTTTGTGTAAGGATTCCATTCTGAAAATGCGAGATAAGCCTCGGAGGGTTTCACGCCAGTTGGAATTCTAGAAAGAAGCCAAGGATTCCTTACATTATAAAAATCTCTAGTTTCCCCTACTAATTCTGTGAGTAAATCTTCTCCGTTTTGTAATCTAACTACTTTATAACTCATTTATACATTCTTATTTCATTGATTTTAAAGTCAAATTTCTCTTCGTTGTAAATATTTATACGTTCAAAAAAATGCCTCAGAGCGAAGTTTGTATAGGACTTATACTTTAAATCATCTACAATATCATAGAGAACTGCTTTCTCTTTTCTATCGCCCTTTCTTAATCCCCTTCCGATTGATTGAAGATTTCTTATCTTACTTTTAGAAGGAGAAGCAAATACAACATTGTGAAGATTCTTTATATTGATACCAGTTGAAAATGTACCATAAGAAGCAACAATGATTGCATTATTAGATTCTTCAGTGGTGATTCGAATATCTTCACGGTCATCTACTTTGGTTTCACCACTCACATAAAATACTGGTCTTCCGTCTTCAACCTTTTCTTGTATCTGAGAGAATAAAGGCTTACCGTGTTTTTCTACAAAGTTAAAGAGAACTAGTGTATTACCTTTGAGACTATTTGTCAAATTAACTATGAAGTTGTTTCTTTTTTCATTTCTTACTATCCAATCAATCTCATCCTGATAGGGCATCTTCTTTGTTTCTTTACATTGTTCGTCTGAGTATTTAAGAACTAGACATTCAATCTTAAAACTAGAAAGAGTTTCATTATCAATTAATTTTCTAGTAGTTGTGACTTTCTTAACATCTCCAAATAATCCAGTAAGAACTAACTTGTGTGTCTTTGTTCCATCTAATGTTCCAGTGGTTCCGAATCTATACTTACATTCAGTCATTTTCTCCATGATCTTTGTAAGAGAGTTGGCCTTGAATAAATGACACTCATCTCCAATAACTGCACCGAACTGATCAAAGTATGGTTTTCTCTCCTTGTAAATAGATTGCCATGTAGAGATTACCACTCTCTTATCCGTAGTCTTGGATTGTCCCTGATAAATGACATGGCACTTATTCTTGACATCAAATCCATAGTCTTGAAAGTCTGCATACATCTGAGACACCAGAGAAGTAGTCGGAACAATCACCAATATTTTCTTACCAGATAGATCTGGATGTAAAAGATAAAATCGTATCAAAGTGTATATGATGAGAGACTTACCAGAAGCCGTAGGCGATAGAAGCAAACATCTGTCTTTATTGATTGCAGTTTGTATCGCGTCTAGTTGATAGTCTCTATATGTGAGAGGTTGACCTTTAGATTGGGGGTTTACATATTCCGCGAGTTCTTTAAGATTATCTTCTTCGAATAGTTTTCTTTCTGGTTTCTCGCAGAAGAATTCATACTCGTTCATCTCACAGAAATTCTGAACTTGATTTATTAGACCAGCATATATTTTTCTATTAGTGGGGTTGAACAGACGAATCTTCCCATCCCAAACCTTATTTCTATATGCAGGCATAAACTTTGCGCCAGGCACTTCGTAGGTAAAGTAATCCACCAATTCTTTCAAAATGAATAATTCATCCGAATCTAGAATATAATGTACCTCACTATGTTTATGTGCAGTTACCGATTGCATTAACCGCCCTCTAGAAATTTACGCACATTAATAAGATCCTTGATCAGCCATTTATTACTATCAAGAAGATCCATTTGTTTCTCTATGAAGTTTAAGATTTCTTTTTGATATGTAAGTTTCTGCGACTCCGTGATAAGATCATCATCGTCATCTAACCACATCTGCACATCACCTTTAAGAACTTTATATCCATCAGACTCCCACCCAAGACGATCCATCTCATCTTCTGTGAGTTTACCTAGATAGTATTTCTTTTTCTTTGCTTCGAGTTTTTTGTATTTGAATTGATTCAAACTGACAATAGAGGCCTGTTCAATACGATAGTTATGCCACTTAGAACATAACACAGAAAGATTGAGAATAGAGGTTTCAAGGTCAGTTCTGTCAATTTGGAGGTCTTTGGAAGCCTCTTCCTTGAGTTCACTTAGTTTCATATTTTAATCTATTTTTTTAATTTCATACCCTGTATATTGGAAATCAGCAGTTGTCGCACTCGGTTCATCTCCTGTCTCTAGGGAAGAGAATGGAATATCACCCAACGCGATTGGGAATAAATCTCTGAATACTGCCTCGTATATTGGAGCACCTTGATTATTATATATCAATAAAGAACCATCTGAGTAGACATCAGATCCGGTAAGCTTTCGTCCCTGAGCAAAACTTCTGTATTGACCAAAGCTTTCCGGAAATCCTAATCCGCGAATCCAATCGTATAATTCCATCCATGCCTTCAATTCTTCATCAACTAGGAAACTTACAGAAAGAACTGAGAATATTATTTTATCTCCGGGCTCTTTTCTATCCGCGAAAGGTGTTCCTAGAAGTGCTTCTCCGAAAGTCATGCCAGGCAAACTGACACCCTGTACAAATGGACTCAGCGAGGGACACTTAAGTATACTTAATTGGAATGACTGATTACTCAGATAATTTGGATTTTCAAAATCGACATTTAACGCCACAATAGATACTCCGTAACAGTATTATTTATATCAAAAAAAAGGGACTCCGAAGAGTCCCTCTAAGGTCATAAAATGTATTAAGCTTGATAACGCCAAACTGCTTTTGCTGGTGCGCTTCCTACTATAATTTTATTAGAAGTAAAGTGTACCGCATCTCCGTATGCGGAAACATTTCCGTCACCCGAACCAAGTTCCCAAGTATTAGGCCCCCCAGTGAAGTTAGTTCCATCGGTCTTGGAGAAGTATACTTTACCTTCATCATTATTTCCAGCGTCAATAGCAGAGAATAACAAGTATTCACCATCAGAAGATAAATCTACCTGTCCACCCCATTGAGTGTTAGCCTCGCTCATATATGTTTGCGCCTTGACGATGTGTTTTCTTGACCCATCAGATACGTTATAAACAGAAACTATTCCTTTCGCATTTCCAGCCGTTAGAGCTTGTTTATCACCTACCGCTAGAGTAGAACCATCATCGGATAATTTCATCATATTCTGATGTGATGCTGGTTGTCTACCACTACTATTGGAAGGAAGTATGTCTTGCATAGATATGTCTATATGTTTCACAAAAGATCCATCTGCTATATTAAATATATAAACTCTTCCTCCATACCCTTGACCAGATATGAGGTAACTTGGGGAAGAAACCGCCATCAATCCAGATGATGAAACAGAAATAGAAGCGCTAAATGCATTTGATTCTTGACTAAACGAAGATCCATTTGGTTCTTGAAGGGAATATAACAACGTGGGATCTGTGATACCTCCAGTAGATATATCGAACACCCAAAGTTTACCATGACCAGGCTGGCCAGGATATGGGTAGCCTGGGTTGACGGATGGAATTCCTCTATAACTCGGATCTCCTATCACCAAATAATTTCCTTTTATATCTCCAGAATTTCCCCAAGAGTTGCTTGTTCTGTCAATATCTGTTTGATCCACATTAAAGTCTTGAGGTCTTATGCATTTATGTAGTGTAGCACCATATGGATTACTTATATCCCATACATCAACTACTTGGCCATTTGCTCTAGACTTAAACGTAACATAATCTCCGTCAGCTGCCATCCATTCATGGGCACACCAATACCAAGCACCATGAGTTGGATTATATGTATGCCTATTGTCAAGAGTACTATGTATTTGACTCATGACACCAAGATTTACGTCACATATTTTAATATTTCCATCATTGTATGCTCTGGGAGCAGAAACTATTATATTATCTTCTGTTGATGCAATAGTTTTTCCATAGTAAGTTAGAGCACTTCCAACGGAGAAGGGCCCTGATTTGTTATAAACATCAATACTGTCCCAATTAAAACCAAACGCAAGAGTAAACTCTGAAGGAGTTGTAGTTGCCAAGTTAGTTCCGTCTGATGCAGTAAATGACAATGAGAAAGAACCAGCATCCGCACTATTAGAACTTGCGGAAATTGTGAAGACATTATCTGCCTGCGATACTGTAGTTCCACCCAAAGATCCTGCAGTTACTTGATGACTGTATGTGATAGGATCTCCTTGAGGGTCTGTCGCAGCAAGAGTGATCACTGTATCAGCGCCAGGCGATAACGCATAAGAACCATTTGGAGTTGTTGTGAAACTTGGCTTCTGATCAACCAATCCCACACCAACCCAAGATGCACCAGTAAAGACATAAAGTTTCTTATTCTCTTCTACTATTCCCTTTGCACCAGCAGCAACTCCACTTGAAGGCAAATCTCCAACTGTTGCGTAAACTGTCAACGCATCTGGTAATGCAGTATAAGATAAAACTCCAGTTCCGGAATCATAAGATAAGTCTCCAGATGCACTGAATGAACTTCTAACTCTAGAGTCAGTTACATAGAGATTACTAGAACCTTCTGCAACTTGAGTAGAAGTAGGGGCAGCTGCCGCAGCAGGGGTTCTGAGTTTCTTAACACCGAATGCAAGTTTCTCAATATCTTCGGTAGAAGCACTATCCGCCATTGCAGATACCTTTGTATCCAACGCAGTTTCTAGATCTGCATCATCATCCAGATTTGCCTTCTCAATTGAGCGAGACAACTTGACGATCTGATCTGCAGTGGTCGCAGAAGTTACTGCAGCCAAAAGTTTTGTTTTGAGAGTATCTCTCGAAGTAAATGTGTTTGCCATTTTAGTTTTCCTTTAAATTATGTTCCGTTAAATACGCGCAGATAACCAGTATTCAAATCTCCGCCAATAACATAAGGCCCGACGATTGTTTGTCTATCGATATTAATACTTGGTATGTGTGCGACGATAGTTCCCGTAGATACTTGCACAACGTATGCTTCATGATACTTGGAAATTACTGCATAGTCTTCATGTGCAGCAACTTCTTGACCGAATGCATATGAACCTTTAGATGCGTTTGCAATAGTAGAACCACCCGAAGTATTTTCGTCGATTGTATACTCTAATGTTCCTGTAGGCATATCATAAATATAAACCTTTCCTATCCCACCGTTGGCCCCAAAGGCTCCAATCAAAACCTTATCTCCGGAAATTGCAATTCCGTTTTCATTGGATCCACTTCCTCCAAAATAAGTATTCTCATTCGCCATATTTGTGGGATCTGTTAGAAGATGAACTTCCGCTCCTGTGTGGTCTACGATATGAACCGCCCCATACCGATAGTTACCATAGCCTGCATCGTGCGCCGAATTATGAAGCGCAGAATAGTTTTCTCCCACTGCAATATTGGCCCAGTTAATCCCAGTTCCGGCTGTCCCAGTCCAAGTGTTTGAATAATTAGTAGGATCAGAACCTTGCGATGTGGTGACACCAGATATATAACTATCCTGATGTGTAATCCAAACTAACTGTTGCGTTTGGAAATTTATTAATGCCGCAGCGCCTCCCCAGTTGGTTTCCGTTATTAGGACATAATCACCATACACCCTGCAATGCTTGGCGTTCGTATAAACTTGACTCTGAACCGATCTTGGGATAGACGCTATATCAGATCTATATATACTTCCGTCTGATGCAGACCTGATGTTTATCACAGATCCTTCATGTGCAGCAAAGTAGTCTCCGCTTCCAGACATCGTTCCGGTATCATCTGGGATATATCCCGAACTAGCAACACTCCATAAAGTTGTTAATCCAGCATCGTCCAAATCTTGGGCCTTAATGGTGTTACCGTTAACCGCAGCAATTACTATATGCTTTCCATTAGACATTTTAGAAGATGTCAGAGAATTACCAACTCCATTACCTCCAGAAGAAGCTCTTTGAGTTCCATCAGCACCTGTCCAGTCTACGACAGAGAAACTAGAACCAGAACCGCCTCCAGATTGAGTGACGGATGCTTCATACACACGGATTATGCTTGCTCCACCCTCTGATATAAATGCTTTACTTGAATTAAATGCGAATGCCTGACCGAACCGAGCACTTGTCGTACCTATGCTCTCTATTGTTTCTACAAGATCTCCTGTAGTACGGTCAAATATCCATACCTTACCCATATCATATGTTTGACCCTCTTTATAGTCTCTCGCACCAATGTACACTAAACTTTCGTCTGGAGTAATTCCTGCCCCTTGACCGAATTCAGCTCGCATAAGTCCTTGATTGGAACCCAGTCCTACATCTGATGCTTTCTTAAACCATAAAGGTGTCGCCAGAGAATTATTTACTCCAGATATATCAAATACTTCAGTACATGATCTGTCTCCATTGTTATATGAGGTTTCTGAATCAACAACTAGAGTGTTACCTCGTAACTCTACCATTTCTCCAAAACGACTACTATCTCCGTTATTATGTTGTGAACCAGATCTTGCCGGGGCCGACTGAATAGCCGCACCTATGACGCCATGATTTACACCTAAAGAGTTTGTGTCAACTAATATAACAACTCCGTCTGAACCTTGACTTCCTATCCTTGCGTTTAATGATCCTATAGCAATTTTTCCGTTGGAAATTGCTACAGCACTACCAAATTGTTCCAGCATATGGTTTGATCCGGAGTCATTGGGAATTCCAGTTACGGAGAAATCTACATCATCGTGTTCAATTACCTTAGTAATCAAAGTAGAATCGCCCGCAGCTGCAAGATTCATAATAAACACTCTTCCAAAACTGTCCGACCCATTGTACCTAGCAGAACCACTGTCCCCAATCACTAAGGTTTCTCCTTCTAATGCCAAAGAACTAGGTTGGCGATGAGACATTCTTATTGGTTCTGTTCCATTCATTGGGAATTGCGCGGTATTTTCATAATCGATGTGCCATACAAGAGTAGGATTGTTCGCGTCTTCTATATTGTATACCAATATTTGCCATTCTTTTGAGTGACCATTTAAGGTGCTTCCCTGATCCGACACAACTAGATATTTTTCATTTGCTACTACATCCCCTCCAAGATTGAATAAGTCACTAACTGGATTTTGAGGTATTCCTGTAAGTCTTGATCCGTCTGCGATTGAGTAAATTTCTACGGCATCGGTAGAACTAGTGTATACGGTTCCGATAAATAAATGTGTCTCATTCGCCGCTAATGATCTTTTACCAACACCCTTCCAAATATATCGGTTTTCGGTTATCGATATATCTGTGACTCTAGTTCTGGTAGACCAATCTACCGCAGAAGTTCCACCACCACCGGCTGCTGCAACAACCGCTGCAACTTTCCATTCGGATCCGTCCCAATATTTGAGTTCTGATGTTTGTTGATCAAAAACAACCTGTCCTACAAATGCTCCGGAAGCAGGAATATTATCGGTTAATGCGATTTCTTGAATTCTGAAAACCTGTGAGTCATTCTCAAAGAGACCACTGACATGATTGTAGACTAAAGTCTCATCATTCATGATAGAAGATATATTGACTTCACTAAGAGTGGAAACTGAAAGTCCACCCCAAGATTCTGCAGTTCCATTTGTTCCAAGGAAGTTACCAGAGTTTTGTGCTTGATTTGGAAGTGTTCCACCAGCGACAAATGTTTCTGGTTCTAGAACATTACCGATTGCTTTACCAATACTCTTGAGTTCTGTTGCAGTCGCGGATGGAGCTAGATCTTCTGCTCTTGCGTTGATTGCAATTTCTAAATCTGTGTTCTCCGACTGTTCCAAACTAGGAGCAAGTCTTGAGATATTCATTAACTCTCTTGCAGTCGCAGTGACAGCAACTGTAGATGCCCTATTAGTGAGGGCGGTTATTGAAGGATCTAAATTTGTATCTGACATTTGTTTTTCCTATTTAAATTATGCTTTCCAGACGTTGATTATCGGCATTCCGTCAGTCGTTCCTGCACTTCCCCCAGAGGGATGCATTTTACTTAAGACAACAATATAATTATCCTGTATGGCAACTGCAGGAGGCCTAGAAGTCATATTGTTCGTCATTGGATGAGCATCTACTAAAGTGGTGATTATGCTTCCATCAGACGCACTGTAGATATCAATATCTCTTGTATTTCCTCTACCAGCAACAACCACATCTCCATCGAATGCAAAGTTCTTTCCTAAGAATGCAGCTCCCGCCGAAGTAAAGTTTCTGTTTCCATATGATTGATTGTTTGGATGTTCTATATCTGTTATGAGGTTTCCTGTTGTCAAATCAAATACGAATATTTTTCCGCCTCTATCCCGTTCTTCTTCTGATACATTAAATGAACTTCCGCCCCATCCTTGATTTTGACTTCCCCCACTCCCAGAAAGAGAATCTGAAGTATAGTTTCCTGACGCACCGACAGCAAGTTTAGTTCCAGAAATTTGCATACTAGATGATCTATTCGGCCATGTCGAATCACCACCAAAATGTACTCTGTGATTCATATGATACGGTGCATTACCTCCAACCATCGATGTCGGAACATTTGCACCACTATAATCCGGATTTTCTAATTTGTACAAAAATGCTGGACTAGAAGGATTTGTCATATCATAAACATACACAGCACCAATTTGTTGATGGCCATTTGCAGGTTGTTCATTTG